TTGGGCGGCACTCATACCGCGTGGACGTCGGCGAGTCCGGGCGGTGGATGTTGGTACGGGAGCGGGCCGACGAGGAGGACGACGAAGTGGTGTGTCGCGGTCGCCAAATGACTTCAACGATTGACGAAATATTAGCCGCGATTGTCGATGAATTGCAATGCTTAGCAGAGGAAATACAATGTTCGAATTCATAGCAGGTTGCGTGGTCGGCTTCGTTGGCGCGACTATCGCCATAGTCGTCGGGATGGTACTGAGAGAACGACAATCGAAACTCTGAGCATCGTCGTGTTCTATGTGATACTCTTTGCATTCTTGGCAATGGCTTCGTACTTCGCACTTGGTTGGTCTTGGTTTTAGGAAGGTGAAACTAATGGACAGCGTCATTCTTTTTTGGTACCTGCTCTGCAACACCGGCGTGTGTAACGTCGTTCCCTTCGAGGTGACGCGCGAGGCGGCCGCCGTCGTGTCGTGTGAGTCCGGCGACGGTCTCAACTACGGAACCTATTCGATGCACGCGCGATCCGCAACGAAGGACGGCGGATTGTTTCAGTTTAACGACAAGACCTACATGTGGTTGCAAGGTCGGACGCACGCAGACACCGACACGCCAGCGAATCAGTACGACGCATTCAGGCGATTGTGGCGAGATGGCGCAGGGTGGAAGCATTGGAAGGCATCGCAAAAGTGCTGGTCACAATGGATGACGATAAACGACGAAGGGGTGGCGGTGTGGCAATCTTAAATGACCGCGAGATTACACGGCTTGCCAAAGAGGAAGCCATGATTGAGCCCTTCGCCGAAGGAGCGAATCGGCCCGGCGTAATCAGTTACGGGGTGACGTCGTTTGGCTACGACATGCGCGTGGCGGATGAGTGGGTGTGGTTCGGGCGACGTCCGGACTGGGAATGCGATCCGAAAAACATCGACAAGACTGGCGAGGTCGAGCAATCGGAATTTTTCGTCATCGATCCAGGCGAGTTCATCCTCTGCAGTTCCGTCGAGTACTTCCGCATGCCCGAGGACGTTGTCGGCGTGGTCGTTGGTAAGTCGACGTACGCACGGTGCGGGCTCATCGTCAACTGCACACCGATGGAACCGGGATGGCACGGAAATCTCACCATCGAACTGCACAACGCATCACAGCACGCGATCAAAGTCTATGCCAATGAAGGCATCGCGCAAGTGATGTTCTTTCGCGGCGAACGACCGGCGGTGACCTACGCAGACAAGCAAGGCAAGTACCAAGGTCAGACCGGCGTCACGCTTGGGAAGGTGGAGTAATGACGCATACGTTGCACCTCGGTGATTGTCGCGAAGTGTTGACAACGATGGATGACTGCAGCATCGATGCCATCGTCTGCGATCCTCCGTACGAGTTGGGCTTTATGGGCAAGGCGTGGGACGCGTCGGGGATTGCCTACGACGTGACGGTGTGGCGACAGTGCTTGCGAGTGCTGAAGCCGGGCGGTCACCTGATTGCCTTCGGAGGGTCTCGGACGTATCACCGATTAGCAGTGGCTATCGAGGATGCAGGCTTCGAGATACGCGATCAAATACAATGGATTTACGGCAGCGGGTTCCCGAAGTCTTTGGACGTGTCGAAGGCTATGGATAAGCAGGCGGGGGCGGTGCGGGACGTGGTGGGCACATGGAAACCGACGGGCACGGCCGCAATTAAAATCAAAGGCGGCGGTCATGGTAACGCAGGCGTCAAGGGTGAGGTTGTGGAGGTGCGCACATCGATCAACATCACCGCACCCTCCACCGACCTCGCTAAGCAATGGCACGGCTGGGGCACTGCGCTGAAGCCGGCGCACGAACCTGCGGTATTGGCACGGAAGCCACTTTGTGGCACGGTGGCAGACAACGTCACGGCGTGGGGTGTCGGTGCGCTGAACATCGACGGAACGAGGGTGGCGACGGACGATGCACAGTACACCGAGGGCAATGGCAACGACACGCCAAAACGATTTGGCGAAATATACGGCTATGCTACGTATGAGCATTTTCATACTAGGGCGCATCCTCACACCTCCGGACGCTGGCCCTCCAACGTCATCCTCGACGAGGAGGCGGCGCTATTGCTTGGTGAGCCGTCACGCTTCTTCTACGTGGCTAAAGCGTCGAAGGCGGAGCGGGAAGCGGGGCTTGACGGGGTGGAGGTGCGAAACAACATGCAAGTCAATGCGCCACGTGAAAACGAAGATGAAAAACACGCTACGCAACGTGCCAACCACCACCCCACCGTCAAGCCGCTGTCGCTCATGCGCTACCTCGTCCGCCTCGTCACCCCCAAGGGTGGCAAAGTTCTCGACCCGTTCATGGGCAGTGGTTCCACGGGGTGCGCGGCGGTGCGCGAGGGCTTCGACTTTGTCGGCATCGACCTTACTCCGGAATACGTCGCCATTGCACAGAAGCGCATTGACTGGCACGCGGTCACCTCGCCACTTGACGGCAATGTGATAATTGAACCAGAGGAGAACAAAGCATGACAGCATCAATTCAAGTGCAACCACCGATTCCGCCAAAGGTAGAACTCAACATCCCCGGCGGAACCTACACAGCAACGCAGACCTTCGTCGCGGTTGATCGCGCGGGGCAATGGTTCGCAACTTCGATGAGTTCATACGGCATCATCTCAAAGAAATTCGCAATACATCTTTGGTACCGTGCTTCGGCAACCAAGGGATGGCAGTTGCTCCAACAGCACGAAGATGCGCACGGTAACATCACCGTCATCGGCGATGAATTGTATTTCATTGTCAACCGCATGAGTAAAACGGCATTCATGCAAAAAGTGACGCAATGGCAGGGTACAAGGTCGTGAGCTACGCATACGATTTGCGTCACTGGCGAACTATCGACGAGTTCCGCGAACACTTAGCAAAGTATGACCCTTCGCTCACCGCTCCGTGGGCGAAGGGCGTCGTGTTGCATCACACGTACCGACCATTGCCAAGTCAGTGGGCGGGCTCCATCACCATGAACGCCATGTCTTCACGGTATGAAGCGATGGGCTGGCGAGGCGGCCCGCATCTCTTCTTGGTCATCGGCGGACGCAAAGCGGAGCTTGACGGGATATGGCAAATGTGTCCGCTCAACGTTCCCGGCGTGCATTGCTCTTCGGTTCCCGGCAATAACACGATGTGGGGCATCGAGGTCGTCGGCGATTACGACGAAAGACCATGGCCCGATGATGTGCATCGCCTCGTCCGCAGTACCACGCTGGCGTTGATGGATTGGCGCAAAATCACCGTACAAGGCAACACGCTAAAGGGGCACCGCGAATACCCGGCGGCAAAGAAGACGTGTCCGGGAAAAGCAATCAACCTCGACGCCATCCGCTACGAATTCGCAACGTATCAACTGGGGAAAGTATGACCGAATCAGTAGAAACAAAGCTGGCGCGTATCGAAGAGAAACAAGACATGATACTGCGCAGACTCGAGAATGGCGATGCCAACTTCAAAGAGTTCGAACGACGCATCGCACGGTTGGAGCAACAAGTCTACGCAGTGATGCTGATTGGCACCGGTGCATGGGTATTTTTTATTTCGTGGCTGAAGATGAGTGGAGGCTAAGATGAAACGATGGTACAAATCAAAAACCGTATGGATTAACGTATTGACCCTCGCCACGATGATTATCGGCACGGTCACACAGTGGCCCGAGATGAAAGACTTAGCACCTCAGCTGGCGTATGCGTTGGCGATTATCAACGTGGCGCTTCGGTTCATCTCTTCGGAGAAAATCGGTTGACCGTCGCCAAACGCAAAGAAGGCGAATTCAATCTGCCGGGGCGGCCGCTATGGGCCGTTCCGTTTCTGCGTGCGTATTCAAAGACCGGCAACATAAGCCAAGCGTTGACCCTCGCCGGCGTATCGCGGCGCGCAGTGTACAAACTGCGTGACGTCGATGATGACTTTCGACAAGCCATCGACGACGCACAGGAAGACGGCGCCGATGAACTCGAAAGCGTTGCGCGGGATCGTGCGAAGGCGGGCAGCGATGTTCTTCTGATATTCCTATTGAAGGGGCTTCGTCCTTGGAAATACCGAGACAATCATCATGTCGTTAACTCCAACGCTCCAACCGACTACACAATCGACCTCAGCACCGACGATACGCCACAGCTCGCAGACGTCACCCCAAAGGGCATTCTGGGCGAGTGACGCACGGTTCCGGCTATTCGTCGGCGGTCGAGGCAGTGGCAAGACCCGAGCGGGCGCGGTGGAAGCACTGCGCCAACCGAAGGGCACGACGGGACTCGTGGTTGCTCCAACGTACCCAATGCTACGGCTTGGCGCTATGGAGACCATTCTCAAGTTGACGGCGAAGGCGGGCATTGTCACCGCGTGGAATAAGTCAGAAATGGAACTACGCTTGATCGGCGACCGTCGCATCATATTTCGCAGTGCTGACAACCCCGACCGACTGCGTGGTGCAAATGCGGGATGGCTTTGGCTTGACGAGGTGGCTATGATGGACGCGGATATCTGGCCGTTGAGTATTGCGACACTGCGCGAAGCTCCGGGCCGTGCTTGGATGTCGACAACGCCACGCGGCAAGGATTGGGTACATGAGTTGTTCACCGGTGACCATCGAGACTACGCAACGATTCGAAGTAAGACGACGGACAACACGTTCCTTGATGACGCCTTCGTGTCGACGTTGAAACAGTCAATGACCTCCGAGATGTATCGCCAAGAAGTCGACGGCGAATTCACCGACCCCATCGGCGCGCTATTTCGTCGTGAGTGGCTAAGGGTCGGCGATGTGCGACCGCACGGCGCAAAGTGGTTTCGATATTGGGACTTAGCAACGAGTACAAGGCAATCAGCGGACTACACGGCCTCTGTGCGGTGTTGTTTGCACGAAGGGGTACTCTACATAGCCGACGGCATTCACATGCGCGCAGAGTGGCCAGACGTGCGCCGCGTCATGATATCGACGATGCGCAGCGAAGAGAACACGACGCACGGCATCGAGAAAGCCATGAACGGCTTAGCGGCGGTGCAAGAACTGCGCCGCGTTCCCGAATTGGCTTCGATACCGTTTCGCGGAATCGATGTAAAGGGCGACAAAGTACAACGGGCGATGCCATGGGCAGGACGAGCGGAGGCGGGCGCAGTGCGCATCGTTGCCGGTGCGTGGGCTCGTGATTTCATAGATGAAGTAGTCGCGTTTCCAAGCGCACCGCATGACGACTACGTGGACGCAGTGAGCGGCGCGGTCGGAATGCTCAGCACGCCAAAGATAGAATGGAGTTTCGCTTAATGCCTATTCAGTATCCCAACGGGTGGCTCGACACGATGAACCGAAGCGGGAAGTTGTATTCCCCTGCGGATGCATACCGCATGGTGCCGATGTTGTACCGTGCGGTCAACCTTCGCGCCGATGCGCTGTCCTCGGTGCCGTTCCAATTGACCCGCAATGGCGAACCGGTGGAATGGCCATGGCAAATGAATCTGCCACAACTCATCAAAGACACCGAGCGCAGCCTTCTCATTTTCGGCGCTGCGTATTGGCTCCGCGTGGTCAAAGGGCGCACGCTCACCGGCTTCATTTCGTTGAACGCGGCAAATACGACGTGGTTCTTCGATCAGAGCAAGGCGGACATCTACGAACCGTACCGCGGTATGACGTGGTCGCAAACGCTCAACGGACGACTCTACGGCCCGTGGACGATGGACGACATTGTGTACTTCCGCGAACCGTCGTTCATCGAGGACGTCGGGCCCGGCTTAGCACCGGCGGCGGTCGCTTTGCAACATGCGCAGTTATCGCATTACCTGACCGCATTCGCCACGGCGTTCTTTCAAGGTGGAGCGCAACCGGTAACGGTGATGAACCTGCCGGAATACACCGACACCGCAGAGGTAGAGCGCTTTAGCGCAGACATCAATGCGAAGGCCGGCGGCGGTATCATGAACGCGTTCAAATACCTGTTCTTACGTAGTCCGGATTTGAAGGTCACGCAGTTGACCCCGAACATCGACACCATGCAAATGCCAGAATTATCAGAGCGCACCATCACTGCCGTTGCGGCTACTTTGGGCGTACCGCGTACCATGCTCGAAGCATCGGCAGCGAACTACGCAACCGCGGACTCCGACCGGCAAAGTTTCTGGCGTGAAACCATCGTTCCACGTCTGAACATGTACGAAGCGGTCATTAATTCGCAATTGCTCAATCCGTTGAAGTACGAATTTAGGTTCAACCCCGAAATGATGGACGTATTCCAAACGGACGAGGCGGCGCGCGCTTCTTCGTTCTTGCAATACGTGCAAGGTGGAATACCTGCGCGATCGGCTGCGATGCTTCTTGG